ATATTGTCGGGGAAGCGTACTTCATGAAACGCCATCACATGCCCCTCCGGCCCAGCGACACCGCCCGGGCAATGTCCGCCGCGACCTGCGTGCGGGACTGCCGGAAGCTCTCGGCGTCACGGGCGTTGATCGTCACATTGACGGATGGCGCGGAGGACTGCTCTTTGCCGTAGCCTGCGGCCTCCCGCCGAGACAGCACCCGCTCGCCTCGCTGCAGGATTGCCGGAACCTCGTCGGGCTTGATCCCGGCCCAGCCGCCTGCGTGCATGCGCGGGGCACCGGCAAAGGCCAAAGCCGGGACCATTCGGCCCGGGCCCGGCGCGCCGACCATACCACCGGCGTGCAGGATGTTGGCGAAGATGCCTCCTGCACCGCCAAGCGCGCCCGACAGTGCATTAGCAATGGGGCCAAGGATGAAACGTCGTGCCGCCAGTTTGGCCAGATCGGCGATCATCGAGGTGACCAGGTCGCGGAAATCCAGCTTGCCGGTTTTGACGAACTCTCCGACGGCGTTCTCGGCTGAGGTGAAGGCAGAGACCAGCGCATTGCCGATGTCGCCGCCAATATCGCGGGCTTTCACGGCATAGTCGGCGAGGGTGGCCACGACCGCCTCCCATCCGGTCTTGGCCACTTCGGCCCCGGCCGCCGCTGCGGCACCGGCCCCACCGGCCGAGCGCCCTGCTTCCGTCACGGACTCGTCCAGCCGGTCGGCTGCATTTGCGGCCCCGTCGAGCGCGGCCTCACCTTCTGTACCGGCCCCGGCCACTGCATCCCTCAGCGCCTGCCAGCTTTGCATCGGGCGCGTGGCCGCATCGGTTAGCATGCCAGAAGCCTCGCGATAGGCCTCGGCCCGGGCGGTGGCTTCGTCTGCCATCCCGGTCAGGCCCAGATCGGGCGTGGTGACATAGGTCTGCGCCATGGCGGCCGAGAAGGCTTCAGCGGCAGCAGTCCCGGCGGCCGCTGCAGATCCCGCGAAGGGATTGTCGATCCGGCCGAGAGCAACCGGATCCAGCGTGCCGATCCGTACACCGCCTTCTCCCACCGCCCAATCGGGCAGCAGGTCGAGCGCGGCGTTCAAGCCGTTGATGAAGTTGTTGATCCGGGTGACCACGCCGTTCAGCATGGCCTCGACGCCGCCAATTAGGCCGTTGGCGGCTTGGAATGCGAAATCCCCAATCGCTCCCGGCAGCTGGCCCCAGATCGCCTTAACCGCATCGTAGGCACCCTTCAAGATGCCTGCCGCCGAATTGCCGAAACTGGTCACGGCCTCAACGGACGACTGCATCGCGCTATAGATGGTGGCTTGCAGTCCGGCCCAGCTGGCCTCGATCTTTGACCAGGCCGAGGCGGCGCCAAGGCCGATGCGGTCCCAGACCTCCAGCGCCAGATCCTTGAGCAGGCCAATCGCCGCGCCAAATCCGCCCGCGCCTGCGACGAGCCGAGTGAACTGGAATACCAACTCGCCTGCGCCGACGATCAACGCGCCGATGCCGGTGCGGATCAGCGCACCGCGTAGTATGACGAGGCCGGTGGCAAGGCCGCGCACGGACAAGGCCGCTGCCGCCAGTCCCGCCACCCAGCGCCCGGCCATCAGCGTGGCAAAGGTCGCGGCATAAGTGGTCAGGCGACCAATGTTGTCGAACAGCGCATTGATCGCGATACCAATGGGACCGGTGCTGCGCGCCATGTCGGCCAGCGTGTTGGCGATGGTTTCCAGCGACGGGGCGACGGCGGCCGTCAGCCGGTTGGTCAGGCCCAGCCAGATCAGGCTGAGCTTGGCGATGGCGTCACCGGTGCGTTCGATCTGCGCGGCGTCAGCCGCACTCACAGCCATCCCGAAATCCCGTACATCCTGCGCCGCCTCGCGCAAGGTCGCGGGATCGATGCGCAGAAATGCCAGCGCCGCCTTGTCGCCAAAGAGGTCGGAAGCGACAGCGGCGCGTTCGGCCTCTGGCACAAACCGGTTCAACGCTTCCTGAATGGCGACGATGCGCTGGTCTAGTGGCAGGGCCTGAAGTTCAGCGGCAGTCAGGTTCAACCGCTGCAGGGCCCCGACCGCCGTTCCGGATCCTGCGGCCGCTTCCGACAGCCGGGTGGTCAGCTTCTTGGTGGCTTGCTCGATCTCGCCCATGGACACGCCTGCCAGTTCGCCAGCCCAAGTCAGCACCTGCAGGCTTTCGACTGTGGTTTTCAAAGAGGCGGCCATGTCCGCCTGCGCGCCAATGGTCTCGAGGCCCGACCGAACCATCGCCACGCCAGCAGCGGCCGCCGCAACCGTCACCGCCGCCAGTGCAATCCCGGCCTTCCGTGCAAAGCTGGCCAGCCGGGTGTTGGCCAGTTCCATTTCGGTGGACAGGCGGCCAAAACCCCGCGCGCCCGAATCACCGATGCCTTCCAGTTCCGCGCGTACCTGGCGGCCGCCTTCCGCCACGAGGCGGACGCTGACCCTTTTTTCAGCCATCGCGGCCTCCTTCCATCTGTTCGTTCAGCTTGCGCACCATGACCGCCTCGATCTCGGGCAGCAGCTCGGCGGCGATCAGGGTGTCGATGCCCAGCGCCTGTGCGAGGGCGAGGGCAGCGCCCATGTCCCAACCGAGGACTGCGCCGGGGATTACGCGGAGTTGCCCGCCAAGGCGGCCGACCAGATCCCAAACCTGCCAGCCTTCCGGCGTTTGGGGTTGGTTCAGTCTTGCAGGGCAGTCGGGGCAGGCAACTTGGCAGGCCGCGCAGTACCGGTCGCCACCGCCGAAGGACCAGTCGGCGAGGGCGCGGAGACGTTTTTTTCGGCGTCCAGGATCAGACCCTTGGCGACATACATGGTCTGGAACGCCTCGAAGACCGGCCAGATTTCCAAGAGGGCGTCGATGCCTTCTGGCGTGACAGGCACGATATTGCCTGCGTCGTCGCCGACGCCCTCCCAATCCAGCACCGCGCGGCGTGCCACAGCTTTGGCCATCGCGAGGGCCAAGGCCTCTTGGCTGGCGCCCCCGGGCAAGGCTTCGATGGCAGGATCGGCCCGGGCGGACACCATCAGGGCGGTAGTCAGCGGCCCGACGAGCAGGCGCAGGCCGGGGGCGAGGTCAAGCCACTCAGGCGTGGCGGTCAGGTTCAGTCGGATCATGATCAGTATCCTGCAAGGGTGTTGACGAGAACGGCGGTGCACATGCGGGCGGGGCTGGTGGCCTTGGCTGCCATCCAGTCGAAGGTTGCCTGCACGCCTTGCGGCCCCGCGATTTCGATGCGTGGGCGGGGCAGATAGACGGCGTGCGCGGTGAAGGTGAAGCTGGCGTTGGCCCCAAGGCTGTAATTGAACTCCAGCTCGCAAGGCGTGCCATCAATGGCTTGGGTGATCAGCGCCGTGTCGGAGAAACGCACCTCGATCCGGCCCGACAAGGCGGCCATGGCGGGATCGGCGCCATCAATGCGGCCATCGCCGCGGATGGTTTCGATCCGGTCGAGGTTGTTGGAATAGGTGATCTCGGCAGAGACCACATTGCCCAAGGCCGAGCCGTTGCGCTTCACGGTGCCGTTGAAATGGCCAAACCGCTGCAGGCCCATCGCGGTGGGCGTGCCTGCGGCTGTGGCGGCGGCGATGGTTTCGCCTTGGGCAACAAGCCGTGCGGTCGCCGTCAGCAGACCCGACCGTTGCATCTGCCACGTCAGCTGATCCAGCACGCAGCCGGAATACATCGCGAACCGCGGCACCTCCGGCATGGCCGTCTCAATGGCCATGCTTGGTAGGGTCCAGTTGCCCGATTGGAAGGTGTGGGTCTTCGGCGTGGTGCCGCTGGTGACCGGCTGGCCGAACGCCGCCTTCAGCCAGAACCCGAAAGCCTCGACATCAATGGGGATCACCACCTCGCCGTCGGCGGTGACCGCATCCTTGATCGGGGCAAGAGGATCGCGGCCATAGCCCAGCAGTTCGGACTCCAGCAGCGGCTGTTCCGACCCAAGCGTCGTCCGAGCGAAGGGCATCAATCGGAACCCACTGACCGGCGGGGTGCCGTAAACCGTTT